GCCCGGAGCCGCTATTGTCGGGCGGCGGAGCAACAGTGCCGATATTGACATCGCGAACAATCGCAATCGCCCCTTCCCCTCCGCAACCCGCTACTGCAAGAGTGACGATGTATTCCTTCCACGAGCCACACAAACCGCCTTGCTGAATCTCGACTGCGTGATGCGTGCCGTTGACTCGAGAAAACAAAACGCTTCGCTGCGCCGTGTTAGGCGATTGGTCGTCCATGTCGAGAGGCAGCGAAACGTTCTTGACCGAATAGGTCGCAGTGCTTGCCGTTAGGGTGACGGTCTTTAGTTCGCCAATCGGCCAAGCACCAGTGAAGGTTCCCAGCCGGATTCCTGCCCCGACAGAACCAGCATCAGCCGCACGCTCATACTTCAGCGGTGCCTCGTCGCGGCTGCCCTGCTCCACGATCCGCACGACGTTCGCAATGCGGTCGGCAGCGGGTCGCGTGAATGTGATGCGAGAGGTAGACACTCAGTCCTCCAGCACCTGGAGCAATAGACGCTGGCCCGCATTGCTGGCGACAGCACCGTAGTTGCCAGGAGCGAGTCGAAACAGACCAGCCTCGCCCGGCTTGAGCCGCACGGCAGCGAACAGCGTCGTGCCAGAGAGCCGGCCGAAACTCACGGTAGCCGTGCCCGTGGTGTCGCCTGACAGCGAGCGTGCAAGGCAAAGCCCAACCGTAACCAGCGTGACTGTGCTGATAGCCTGCGTCGTGGTGCCGAGGTCTAACGTCACCGCCAGGATGCCAGCGGTCGCCATGTCGGTCGTGATGCTTGATGCGTTGACGTTCTGCTGCAACGCACCCTTGCTCACGTTCAGGTTGATGCTGTAGTTGATGTCAGCCATGTGGTCTCCTAGCTCGGCGGTGTGCCGAAATACGTGCTCATCGTGATTTGTTTGTAGACGCGGCGATTGAGAATGGCAGGCAGCGTGCCGCCTGCAACCTGGGCTCCGCTGCCGTTAAGCCCCACCGGGTTCGTGGAAGCTACTTCTTCTTCGTCTGGCGGCGGACCCTTCACGAAAGCTCGTTTCTTCTCGCCGCCCTCAATAAAGTTGAACCCGATGTCAGGGAGCAAGAGATTCCATCCGCTCTGCCTGCCAAGTAGTTCGCTCTTGATTTTCCAGTAGCGAACGGTCTGGCCGTTGATTTCTTCCTGTGCCTGTTCGCCGCTGATGCCCTGAACCTTCACGTGGTCGGCAGGGAATCCCAGGTACGCGGATTGGTTCACAGCGTTCGTCACGGCGGCTGCGAGAGCAGAAGGGAATTGCTGGCGGTTAGATTCAATGACGATTTTCTGTTGCCCCTCGTCAACGAGTAGACCCTCGAAGTAATCGGCAGCGGAGTTCACGAGCGGCTTTTGTGTCTGGCCGTCGTAATAGAACAGCGCAGGCACCGCGGCGCCCTGCGTGATGAAACTCCACTTGTCGGCACGCTGCCACGGCAAGAGGCTGTATTCGTCAACCTCGGTCTGGGGAATTTCGTACCGGGCAATCAGTTCCGCGTGATACCGCGAATCCTCGTACGCCTCGTTCACCTCCAGGTCGTAGCACCGAGCCGCTGCAATCTCCGGGTGCGGTGCACCGTGAATCACACCTATCGTGCTGACCATCACGCCAGAGTTCGTATTCGGGTCGTTTAGCGTCAGCACGAAGCGACGCTGCATCTGCGGCGACTCGCCCAGGCGATGCGTGTTGATTCGTGGCAACTCACGAAATGAATGAACGCTCATCAGCCGTTCCCCGCGAGGATGTCTACACGCTGGGCTTCAAGTTTCTCGATGTTCTTGTTGAGCTTCGTGAGCTCAGCGGTCTGCTTCTTCGCTTCCGATACGGCAGGGTCTTCCTTCAGCGTTGCGAAGAACGCGGAGATGCCGCCCGAGCGGATGTCGCTCACTTCCACCGCGCCAGTTCGAACGGTGTTCAGTTCTTCCAGGCGGGCAAGGTCAACCTCAAACTGACGCTCGCGGAACGCTGCCTGGGCTTCCTCTATTTTCTCGCGGGCCGCCACCTCGGCATCCGCTCGCTTCTGTGCCTCGGCAAACAGTTTCTTGTTGAGGTCGTCCGCAGCCTTCGCTGCGTCGGCACGGTTTTGTGCCGCACCACTTGCGATGTCGCGTTCGCGTGCGGCGACTTGGTCGAGCGACGCCAGGCGGGCAGTCGCAGCGTCAGCGGCTGCGGTGTCGCCGGCCGCACGAGCGGCACGCTGCTGCTCCTCGACTCGAGCGATTTCGTTCTCAATCGCAGCAAGGTTTTCTGCTGCCTCAAGCCTCGCGGGGTTGCCGCCGAACTGGTTCGTGATGCGTAACTGACGCTCAAAGCCTGCAACTAAAGCATCTACTGCGTCGATCTGTTGTCGCAAGCCGCTAGCAATATCTGTTTCGCGTGCCTTCACTTCATCGAGGATTGCTAGCCGTGCGTTAGCGGCTTCAGCCGCTTGCTTGTCGCTAGCCTCTTCCGCTTTCCTTCCCTGTTCTTTGACAAAGGCGATTTCGGCTTCAATCTTGCCGAGATTCTCTGTCGCCTTGAAGCGTGCCGTGTCGCCGCCGAAGTCATTGTCGATTCGAATTTGCTCTAGGTTTGCGTCGATAATTGATTGCACCGCAGCCGCGTTGGCTTTGGCTGCCGCCGTCTGTTCGTCATACTGTTCGGTGAGACCAGCATATGCCTGGATGTATTCAGGGCCGGAAATCTGCCCGGTGGCAAGCTGTTCATTCAACAATTGCACACCACTGGCAAAATCAATCGACGCCTGTTCCCCTGCGGCTCCAAACCTACTTGCGTTTGCGATGGCGGCATCTACAGCCGTGTTAGCCTTTGTAACCGTTTCCAAAAGCAGCCCAATGCGTTCTGACCTGCCTTGAGCGGCCTCCGCTTGGGCAGCCGCTTGTGAAGCCTCTCTCGCCTCCGCTGCGGCCGCCCTTGCAGCTCCCGTCAAGCGATTGAGTTGATTGACACTCGTTTCAACAATGTTGCCGAGGACAGTGAAGATGCGGCCGAAGCCGTCGAAGGTTGGCCCCAAAACTGTTCCGACAACCGACGCGAGACCGATCAGGCTTGTTGTCACCGATGCCGTCAGGTCTAAGAGCCCTGAAAGAAAACCGGTAAATGGTATTAGGGCGGTTTGGTTTAAGCCTTGGAAGGATTCGATAACTGTGTCTAGCGAATCGCCAAATGCAGAAAGTTGAGCGCGGTCATCGTCTGAGATGGCAGTGCCGAAACGCTCGATATCTGCGGCGGCTTTTTCCAATTCGTTGAACAGCGGCAACAACTGAACGCCGCTGCGGCCAAACAAAGCAATCGCCGCAGCGGAGCGTTCAGCGGGGTCTACAACGCCACGCAGACTGTTAGCGACTAGTTGAATCTTTTCATCCTGCGACAACCGCTCAAAGTCTTGAACGGAAATCCCAAGTCGGCCTAACGCCTTGGCGGCTTTTTCGCTTTCTTCACCCGCCCCAAAGAGGGTATTTTGCAGGCGTGCAAACGAACTGCTCAGCTGCTCTACCGACACATCTGCCCTGGTTCCTGCCTCTTCCAAAACTTGCGCAAAGCCAAACGAGATTCCTAGCTGAGTAGCAAGCCTGGTCAGCCTTTCGACGCGATCTTCGAGGCTTCGTAGTCCCGAGAAAGCCGCAGCAGCACCAGCGACTAGCGCAGCGATGCCGGCAACAGCAAGAACAACGGGGTTCGCTGCCAAAGTCAGCAGCGACGCAGACAATGAATTGATGCCCGCCGTTAGCCCGCCAGCAAAGATTCGGGAAAGACCCCCGCTAGCACTGGAGATTCCAGAGATCCGGCCCGCGATGTTTCCGAGCGGGCCAGGGAGGATGGCGAAGATGCCCGAGAGTTCGTTGAACTGGAGTGCGGATTCAGCCCCGGCCTCGGCTACGCGGGCTGCTGCCTCAGCAGCAGCGTCCAGCGGAGCGCGTGCGGCGGCTACGGCACGGTTGTACTGATCCTGGGTCAGCAACCCTTGCCGCTGTAGGTCGTTAAGTTCACGCAGCGACTGTTCGTACCGCTCCTGAGCAGTCAGGTTCGCGTTGATGATGGAGGCCGCACGAGCCTCAAGCGATTGTCGATCACGCAGTGCGTCAGCCTGCACCTTTGCCGCTTCGGCTTGAACCCGAGCCGCTTCGCCTGCCGCACGAGCCGCCTCAGCGTTTGCACCAGATGCTTCGGCGGAAGCTCGATTGAAAGTCTCTTGGTCGATAGCACCCTTGGCAACGAGCTCGTTCAGCTTCGCCAGCGTAATCGCCCGCTTCTCTTCCTCCGTGCGGTTGGCTTCCGTAACACGTTGCCCCTCGGCGAACACAACGGCAAGCTCGCGGGCCTCGGCGTTCAGCGTCTCAAACGCTGCGGCAAACTCCGTTGCAGAGCCGCCGTCACGCAGCGTGTTGATGAGTTCCTGCGACCGTGCAGCAAAGTCAGCACTAGCCGCCGCCGCCGCACCGCTACCAGCAGCAAACTGGTCGAACTGCGAGGTGAGCTTGTCCGCCTGGTCGCCAAGCCCCACGAGCGCACGCTGCACCGGGTCGAGCTTCAGGCCCGTGGCGTCAGCGGTGACTCGCAGTGCGAGCGACAGTACGTTAGCCATCGTCGGTCAATCCCATCTCGCGTCGCAGTTGCTTGAGGGCCGCCAAGTCTTGGTCTGGATGCTGCGGCGGTTTCTCTAAGGGAACAAAGTCTGAAGCCTCGGGGCGTTTCTTGTCTCGCGGTATGTGTGGGGCCAGCAGTGCCGAAGCCAGCAAGCCGGTCTCACGCCACGAATCAGGCAACGCCTCGAAGTACCTTGTGTATGCAATCCACTCCGAAAACTCTCTTGAATCCATACGCTCGCCAAGCTCTCGTACGGTCATGTGTAAATGCCCGGCAAGCCGGAACATGAACCGCCGCGTCGGCGAGACGTTTAGGATTTTCCCAACTCTTCTACATCCTTCTCGCTCATGTTGTTGTGCTGCATCGCCCGGTCGAACAGCCGCCCCATCGCCGCGCCGCTTTTCGCCGCGAGCTTGTCTACCTGCTCTCGTGTGAACAGCAGTGCTCCGTGCTC